ATCCGCAGCAGAATCTCCTCATTCTTCAGCAACTCCCGTAGTAACTCCTGGTCAGGGTATGAAAGAAGAGACTGAAGACGAGGATGAAGAGGATTTAATTGCTGAGGCAGAGAAAAAAGAAGATCCTGGTGAGGCACCCCATAAAGAAGGCAAACCAGAAAAGGGTGAAAAGAAAGAAGGTAAGGGTCACGAAAAAGATGAAGATGAAGATGATGAAGAAGATGAGGTAATGGAAGAGTTTGACATTGAGGAAGATGTCAATGCTCTCCTTGCAGGTGAAGAACTTTCTGAGGAATTCCAAGAGAAAGCACGTACCATCTTTGAGGCAGCAATCCGTTCAAAGGTTGCCGAAATCAAAGAAGATCTTGAATCTGCCTATGAGGCAACTCTCGTAGAAGAGATTCAGGCAATTAAAGAAAGTCTTACTGATCGTGTAGATGCATACCTTGAGTATGTTGCTGATGAGTGGATTGCTGAAAATGCACTCGCAGTTGAGCACGGTCTTAAGACTGAAATGACTGAATCATTCCTTGCTGGAATGAAACAACTTTTTGAAGATCATTATGTAACTGTTCCTGAAGATAGATATGATGTTATCGAGAGTATGGTAGATAAACTTGATGAAATGGAAGGAAAACTCAACGAGCAAATCGAAAAGAATGTTGCTCTGAATAGAAGATTAGCAGAGTCGGTTGCTGATGTAATCTTTGCAGATGTCGCTGAGGGTCTTGCACTTTCTCAGAAGGACAAACTCGCTTCTCTTGCCGAAAATGTTGAGTTTGATAGTGAAGCAAACTATCGTGAGAAACTAGTAACTCTGAGGGAATCGTATTTCCCAACAAATACTGGTACTCAAAGAGATGACTCCGAAACTTTATCTGAAAGTACTGATATCCAGACCCAACAACCACAAGTTGATGGAAGAATGGCATCATATCTTCAGACTTTAGGAAGAGTCGCTAAAATTTGATTTTTAAATTATAAACAATCAAACAAAAACTTCAAATAGGTAAAACAAATGCAAATGTACAATGCAGAACATTTGCAGGAGAAGTGGGCGCCAATTCTGGACTATTCCGGAATGGATCAGATCAAAGATGCACATCGTAGATCTGTAACCGCTATCCTGCTAGAAAACCAAGAAAGAGAACTCCGCGAAGAGCGTGAGTTTCTTTACGAATCTCCAACTAACAGTGGAAACTCTGCCGGAACTTCTGGAGGCTTCGGCGGAACCGCTTCGAGCCCTGTAGCAGGTTTCGACCCCGTTCTGATTTCACTAATCAGACGTTCAATGCCTAATCTGATCGCTTATGATCTGTGTGGCGTTCAACCAATGAACGGTCCTACCGGACTCATTTTCGCAATGCGTTCACGTTACACCACCCAAAGTGGAACTGAAGCATTCTATAACGAAGCAGATACTAGATTCTCTGCTCAGAATGCTGAAGGAACTCTTCCATCGGGTAATGTCGGTTTCGGTACTACTGCTGCTCAGTCAGGTACTAACCCAAGTGTTCTTAACGATAGTCCTGCAGGAACCTACAACGTTTCTACCGGTATGCATACCGGAGACTCTGAAGGTCTTGGTGGTGCTAGTTCGGCATTCAATGAGATGGCATTCTCAATCGAGAAAGTCACCGTTACTGCCAAGTCAAGAGCTCTAAAAGCTGAGTACTCGCTTGAACTCGCACAAGACCTGAAAGCAATTCATGGTTTGAATGCAGAAGCTGAATTGGCAAACATTCTCTCAACTGAGATTCTTGCTGAAATCAACCGTGAAGTCATCAGAACCATCTATAAGAGTGCTAAGGCTGGCGCTCAGGCAAATACTGCTACTGCTGGTACTTTTGACCTTGATGTTGACTCCAACGGTCGTTGGTCGGTTGAGAAGTTCAAGGGTCTTATCTTCCAGATCGAGCGTGATGCTAACGCTATCGCACAGCAAACTCGTAGAGGGAAGGGTAACACCATCGTTTGCTCTGCTGATGTTGCTTCGGCACTTGCAATGGCTGGTGTTCTCGATTACACCCCTGCACTTAATGCTAACCTGAATGTTGATGACACTGGCAATACCTTTGCTGGAGTTCTTCAAGGTAAGTACAGAGTCTACATTGACCCATATTCGGCAAACGTAGCTCCTAACCAATACTATGTTGTTGGTTATAAGGGTTCTTCGCCTTATGATGCAGGTCTCTTCTACTGCCCATATGTTCCTCTCCAAATGGTTCGTGCCGTTGGTGAGAACACCTTCCAGCCAAAAATCGGGTTTAAGACTCGTTATGGTATGGTTGCTAACCCATTCGCTAAGGGTTCCAGTGATGTCGATCCTGGCGTCATCACAACTGACTCTAATGTCTACTACAGGAGAGTCAAAGTTGCAAATCTCATGTAAGGTCATAAACCTAATGTGATTATTTGTATAAATAAGAGAGTCTCACGACTCTCTTTTTTTATGCAACATTTTATATACAAGACCATACATATTTCTGGAAAATATTATATCGGTAGACACTCAACTAAAAATATTAATGATGGGTATTTGGGTAGTGGAAGATGGGTAAAATCAATAAAAACAAATCAAATCTTTCAAGAGAAATACTTGAATATTGTAATAATGATAAGGAACTAATAGAAAAAGAAACTAGTTTAATAGAACAAAATATATCAAATCCTTTATGTATGAACTGGAACGATAAAGGTGTTGGTTGGTCATCAAGGTTTAATCCATCCAAACTAAATCCAAGTAGATTTGCTGGAGATAAAAATCCAATGAAAAATGAAGAAGTTAGAAATAAAGTAAGTGAGTCTGTAAAAAAAGGATATGCTGAAGGAAGAATTCATCCTCTACTAGGAAAAAAACATACTGAAGAATCTAAAGAAAAAAATAGACAAAAACATCTTGGCAAAAAACTTTCACCTGAAACTATTGAAAAGATAAGAAATGCCAATATAGGAAAGGAGCAAACAGATTACCAAAAGCAAAAAGCAAGAGAGGCAAATGAAAAAACTTGGAAAATAATCACACCGGAAGGAGAAGAATTCATTATAACAAATCTACGCCAATATTCCTTAGAAAGAGGTTTAGACCCAGGAAATATGATGCATGTGGCAAGAGGAAGACAAAAGCAACATAAGGGTTATAAAGTATCTAAACTAACTTAATC